CTTCGTATCCTTGCCCACGGTCAACATCTTCAGAATATACTTGACCTAGCACTAGGGCCAAAGTAGCAGCTTGATCGGCTCCGCGCGGATCGCCATACATTGCATCTACATGGAATCCTTCGGGATTTTCTCTACCAGGGATAGCTTTGTCGGGAACCCCGATACCTGCAAGAATGCGACCATGTTCCCACGTTGACAAATATCGTTCCTGGTATTCACGCCATACGTAAACGTTATCCTCGGGATCGACCATAATATCCAGACACACGAAGGGGTCCGCATACCCATAGTCGAACACCCAATAGTTTCTCCATTGCGGAACATACTTTATCCTTCCAGTAGGAACATGAATCTTCGGAGAGAAATCTGAGTAAATCTTTCCGACGAAAGAAGTAAACTCAGCAGCGATTTCCTGTTGGAAGAACGGAGTTGATACAGTCTCTTCAATCAACTTAATCTCAGCATCATCTCTACCGCCAGGATATACAATAGGATTAGTCCATGACGGTAATCTCCACGATTCATAATCTGGATGGAGATTCTGTAGTTGTCCCATCAACCATAGACCCTGGAACCAATTGTGACCTTTCGGAGTTGATGTAAAGATAGCCCATCCTCTATTATCTGCAAGAGCTGGTCTAACAAACATTTCCCAAGTGTCTTTATCATGGCGTGCTGCCTCTGCCATAATGACACCTTTAAGACCTTCACCAAGCAGACCATCTTTTCTATCCGCACTTTTAACTTCGATGACAGTTCCCCAGGGCATTTCAATTCTCATCTGACCCTGGTTAACATTGTATTGCTTCTTAATACGTGATCCAATTCCGAGCTTGACAACTAGATTTTCCCAAAGAATGCGAAACTCTTTTTCACCCTGAACGTAGTTCGGACCAACGATCCAATAATATCCAGGATCGTCTTTATCCATAGCAGCTACAGTTAACTCGTCTCCACCGAAGGTCGTTTTACCCCAACGGCGCCCACAGGCTAGAATTCTGAAGCGCGCATCTGAGTTATGACATTCCCACTGTTCATCTGAGTGTGGCTCATAACCAATCTTCTTGAAAATAAACCGACGCTTCTCAGGGTCGATAATACTAGTTTTCCTAGTGATAGCGTATGCAGCGTCAGTCATCTTCTACGCGGAACTTTCCAACTAGAAGAATAGGACTTGTGCTTCCATCTGTATACTTGATATAGAGTCGGTATTCATTGTTAACCCATCCGACACCTGTAGTATCAATCACACAGATTACCTTCATCAAATCAGTAGCAGGAGTTGCGTTACTCATCATAACTACATCATCAGGATCAAGAACATCAAATCGTAGATTAGTTACGGTAGCCATATCAGTGATGTTCTCTAGGCGATCCCGCAAATCTACGATAAGAGGTTCAACGGTTCCTTTCTTTAGAACTTCAAGCATGTACCCACCGCCTTGCTTCCGAATGTTGCCATCGCTTGTAAGGTTGGCTTGCTACAAACCTACGAGCCATGCCGACAACATACAAATCCATCGTCGGGGCAATAAACGTTATGACTTGTAGATCAAGATAAACTATATCAGCGTCCGTATAAGCACGACTAATTTCTTCTACACCGGATGGAGTAAGTAGTAGATAGATTTCTGAACTATCTACATACCCTGCAATCTCGGTTGTCGTAGATGGTTGAAGGTTAAGGTATACGGATGCGGAATCATCAAACTGAACTGTATCGACGCTACTTGGTTCCAGTCGCAACAAGACGGTATCGGAATCTGCAAACTCTGCAATGTCGCCTGAAGTTGGCTGTAGGTCAAGATAAACCTCCTGTGCATCTATGCCTGCAAATATGTCACTCGTAGCAGGTTGTAAATCTAGATATACAGTATCGCTATCTACATAATCTTGTGCACCAGGACCAGTTAACTCATCTGTTCCAGACGGTTGTAAATCTAAGTAGACTTCTTGTGCATCAACATAATCAGCAATATCAACACTACTACCTATAAGGTCTAGATAAACTTCCTGTGAGTCAACAAAGTCTACAACTTCCGTTCCTGACGCCACCAAGTCCAGATAGATTTCAGCAGAGTCAATGAAGTCTGCGATATCACTACTTTGTGGTTGGAGGTCGAGGTACACCTCTCCTGATTCGGCGTAATCTGCGGACTCCACGCTAGTAACGGAGAGGTCCAAATATATCTCTGCTGAGTCAAGGAATTCTCTTTCCGTGAATTCTGTTCCCGAAGGCTGTAAATCTAGGTACGCTTCGGCAGCATCGAATGTTGTATGTTCTTCTTCTGTTGAGGTAGGTTGCAGATCAAGATATATCTCTGCTGCGTCTACAAAGTCAACAACATCAGCACTAGCAGGTTGTAGGTCTAGATATACTTCCTGTGAATCTACAAGGTCTGCTACTTCAGTACCGGATGGCTGTAGATCAAGATATGCTGTACCAGAATCGGCGAAATCTGCAACATCTGTACCTGATGGTTGCAAGTCGAGATATGCTGTAGCAGCATCTACAAAGTCAACAGCCTCTACGCTATTTGGTTGTAGATCAAGATAGACCTGAGCAGAGTCTACAAAATCTACAGCTTCCGTTCCCGATGCTTGTAAGTCTAAATAGACAGTAGCAGCATCGGTAGTTGGCGCAACAGTAGTATCAAAACCGTGGTCGGTTGTTACTTTGAGTAAATATGACCGACCATGAACGGCCATTTATGCGCGGCACCACTTTAGCCAAGTAAGAACGTCAACGTTTGCAGTTACATTGATACCGATACCAATGGAATCTGCTGCATCACCAGGAGACTCTTCTTCAAGTCCAAGAGGATTAGGAATAATCAATGATCCCATGAACTGCGGAATGAATCCATCTTTGACATACGTATACGTTGTACCCTCAGCCGAATGTTTCTGAGTAATCGTAAGACCGTGTGCCTGTGGACGACCTTTAATTTGTGTAGTAACTGCTGTACCCGAACCTGTCCCTGCCGTTGTTTCATCTGAAGTGAATAGACGCCAAGTAGCAGGAACCGCCGAACTAGTTACGCCGTTAGTAAAGATTGCCATTTCAAGAATCTTGATGTTAAATGAAGTAGGCGTTACCAACTTCAACATAGTCTTAAAACCAGTTGTAGCTGCAAACGCCGAATCCATACGGGTGATATATACGGCGTCCATTAGTAGCTGTATGACCTCCTTATTGCAAACTCAGGCATTATAACCTTTTGTGGCATATCGACAACAGCTTCGGCGGCAGGACGAACAGCCATTAGAAAAGCAACATTCCTTGCATTTGAAAGATCAGGCGCCCAGGTTCCTACATCTTCAGAATCTGCATTTAATTGTCGAAAAGCTATACCTGCACGAACGCCTCCGATAACATCACCACTAAGTGCTGATATAAGAAAGTCGCCATAGTTTGTAGGATTTGAGCCAATGCCGGTGAATGAACCAGCTGTAGATGTTTCGCCTGCTGCCCCTACACTAATCCACAATATATCTTCTGCACCCCAACTAGGATCGAAAGGACCAGGATCAGCGGCTATAGTTGATTCACTATCTCGCGTTCCAACTTCAGGTGGCGATGATGCATGGGCACCAGGAATAGACATAAGAAACATTGCTGCATGACCAGTAATTGTTGCAGCCTGAGTTACAGTAAATGTTCCTGTCTCACTTCCAGTTGAGAACTTATACGCAACTCCTGTTGCCATAACAGCCGATCCACCAACATCGTGAATCTCGGTAAAACCGGCTCCCCAACTTGAAAATGCCGCTGACGCGCTTGATTCATACGCGGCAATTACTGCAATTAATAGATCGCCGGCACTCTTAGTTAATGAGCTAAGGCTAGGAAACGTTCTTGCTGCTGTAGTATTCGCCTGAACTGTACTAAGCAGAGTACCTGCGCCTGTCGTTGGAATAGTTGGAAATGCCATTAAATTAGATCAAGTGAAAGTGCAATGGCGACAGCATGAGTTGTGTTCTTTGCACCCAATCTACCTCTAGCCATTCTGATCTGTGACTTTATCGTCTCTCTACCTTTATGCAACTCATCTGCTGCTTCTTGTAGTGTTAATCCTCTAGCTACACATCGTAATGCTTTTACTTCTGCTTTTGTCAATTCAGTCCCATCCAACTGTAGATTGAGCATCCAAGTTGGAAAGGAATGTGGGTGAGCCATTCAGCTCAATCATCCAAAAAGATTAATAGAACAGAGTCACACCACTCTTCTGATAACTCATTCTGCGCTGCGTAGATTCGCAGAAGCATATGAGCCATTTTTAGTCGTCTGACCGTTCTATATCTTCTTTTTGTTAGGCGTGATAGTTTTGATGTTAGTTGGATTAAATCTTGTGACGGCATTCCAAGATTATATGATTAGCCTGCCTTTAGTGTTGCAGTAACCTTCTCAGTGTCACCATTGGCGAAGGTTCGTGTCGCAGCAGTATCAGCCGCGAAATAAAGGTCGCCAACATTGATCGTTGAGCCAGCGGTAAGTGCCCAAGAATTTGCGCCATTGGGGTTTGGTGCGCCAGAGAAGGAAAATGTAACCTGATCAGCAGTTGCAGACTGTCCACCTGTTGCGAACGTGCTATCAAATGATGACGCCTGCCAATCGACTCCACCTTGGGCAATTGTTCTAGCGATCGTTGCTCTAGCATATCCTGCGGGTGTGGTCGATCCGATTTCATTTACATTACTCCCTGATACGGTTGCCGACCATACACTGTTACGCTGCATATTTGAGCCAGAACCAACAACAGTTGTGCTTAGGCCCATTGTCCATGATGCTGGCGGCGTTTCCGTACCTGAGTTACCTAGAACATAATCGGTAACTAGCTGAGATAGAGGCTGGAACGCGATAGTCGCATAACGTAGTTCTAGTTCACCATCAATCTCAAATGCGTCGTGGTGGTGTAGATGTTCAAACATTATGCTGCCTCCAGCTTATCAGCAGCTTTGTCGATAGCGGAACTTTCTACTGTCATACCAGAAATTTCTTCCATCTTGAAATTGGATTCGTGTGGATCGCTAGGAACCATCGGATGAGACAAATTACGGACTTCCGATGCCAAGTGCCCCACAGAGACGATTCCATTGTCATCTGCTACTGCTTCAGATAGTTCAGGAAGCGCACTTGCGAGTTCATCTAGAGTAAGAGAATCAGATACATTCCAGTCATTCGGATGCTGGTCATAAAATAGAACCTTAACGATTCTCTCAGCGGGTGGTGAATCTGGTGCGCTTGCTAGGCTAGGTTCACCACGTCTTGCCCTTCTATGATGTTCTGCAACAAACTGCATTGCTTCATCTTTGTCGGCTACTGTCATAACTGAGCAGCGGCCTGTCTCAAAGATCACTTCCGCATACAACGTCGTCGCTCCTTTCTTAATAGTTCGTTACGCAATACTTCAATGTTCTTCTGGTCGCGTACTTTTTTCGATACGGGTTGAGTAGTCTGTTTAAAATGAGGAACATAAAGATATCCTCTATCAAAGTTATCTGAACTATTGTTGTAGGACCAGTAACTATCTGTCATGGTAGTATCGACGCTCCAGAAAGTATCAAAGAATACAGCCATTATGATCCTCAGAAGAAGTCAGGAACGTCATTAAAAGGTGCTCTTTTAGCTTCTAGGCCGGCTTGAATAATCTCTTCATCTTCGAGAGCCATATCACCAACTGGATATACTCCAAGTGGGATTAGTTTCAAGGCTGCCTCGGGTGTCATAAGTCGGCCACTCTTAATAAAAGCTACATGCTCAGCTTCACTATGGGTATTGTTATGCTGACGCCTCCATTCTTCTAGTTCAATTTGAACAGCTAATTGGACTTCGCCATCTGTTAAAAATTCATCTGTACGAGCGAGATATGGTTGGAATGATTCCCCACAGATACCACAATGCCGAGCGGGACGTGTTCCATCAAAGTAGAAATCATCCTCAGGACCGATTCCTATAGGTGGTACGAAAAAGAAGAGCTTAGGCATTCGTGGGCGTCGGTGGGTTTATTCAGCAGGCTGCTTTTTAGCTTCTTCTTCCATATCCTGCAATAGTTCGGCTAGCGTATCTGCCTGACCTACGCCTCCTGGGTTAAGGACGGCTTCGATCAGGAATTTATTAGCCTGATACTTTACGCTCTCTGAAATTGCTCCCATTGCTAGAGAACGCATATTAGTGATATAGTCCGGCAATTCGGAACGAATCTTATCTTTCGTATTTTTAGCCGTTTGTCGAGCATTCGTTGGATCGTTCTTATCCTTCCACTCCTGCTCTAGTGCTTCTCGATATGCCTTGAGCGATGTATCTTCAGCAGTATTTCCAGCATCGCCCTTACTATCTTTGCCTGAAATATCTTCAAACATTGGTTCTTCTGGAATGTCCGATTTATCCGCCATGCCCCGATCATACTCGCGCATAGGGCGGCATCCAGAACCGCAATAATTGTAAAAACCCTTTTTAAAGCTTGGAGATAGTTGGCGACGGTCGCGCAAAAGTTCCTGTCCCGTCATTAGAGTGCCTAGTGTAAGGAATGAACAAAACGGAGGCAATGACATGAGACATATGTATGACAGTGACGGTAATATCCCCTACGCGGGTGCGGTGCGGGCATCTAGGCGATGGAAGTCTAGCCATACTCGCAGCGGAAGAATCCGCACTAACGATAGCCCTAAGCGCACTATGCGCGCGGCGGAAGTGGAACTAGATAACCGAACTCACAAGGAGCGCATCGCAGCTATCCTCGCTAGCAGCAAGTGGCAGCACAACTACAACGATATG